GTATCCCATTCTTACCACAGCTATTGAGTCTGTAGCCTATCAGGCTGCACTGAAGACGTTTGCTATGGAGAAGATGGCCAGGGAGAATACCTGGTTCAATATCGAGGAGATTAAGCCACTACCGAACCGCTCTAAAGAGAACAGAATCTACGGTCTGCAACCATACTTTGACTCCGGCATGCTCTACATCTCCAGTGACCAGCATGACCTGATGGATGAGTTGCATGCTTTTCCGAAGGGCAGACATGATGACCTTCTGGATGCCCTGTACTATGCAAACTCCATAGCTTATCCGCCGGAGAACTATGTCCTGGATTCACTTGATGATGAGAATATGAGTCTGAAAGGGCTTGTGGGATATGAAGAGCCTGAATATAACTGGAGGGCATTATGAACGATGCACCATTTGAGCTTAGTGACCGTGCTCAGCAGGTAATAGAGAACTTCCGCCGCTCTAAGGGCGATATGCAGAACTGGCGCTCCGAGGCGATGGAAGACTATGAGTACTACATGAATATTCAGATTCCTGACAAACTGAAGAAGGAACTGAAGAAGCGTGGTCAGGCACCACTGGTGATTAACTGGGTATTCCCTATTATCCAGCATGCCGTCTCTATTGGTGCCAACAGGATGCCGCGCATTATGGTGCTGCCGAAGAAAGACGGCACGGAGGATGTTGCCAGTGTGTTCAGGGATGTGATTGAGTACATCTGGAACGTCTCAGAGGCCCAGGACCACTTTATCTCCGTCTTTGAGGACAAATACGTCAAGGGTGTTGGTTACTGGTACGTCTATGCCGAGCCGGACGAGATGGGGGATGTTGAAATTTACTGCGAGAGGTTGGAGCCGTTTGACGTGTACCCCTCGCCCTGGACGAAGCGCAGGGATTGGCGGGATGCCGATTATGTGATAGTACGGCGCATGATTAGCCTTGATGCGGCTATTCGTAAGTTTCCGAAGGCAAAGGCCACTCTGGAGCGCTTTGCATCGCTGATTGACGAGAAGAACTACACGCTTACCGGAAACTACAACCCGGATAAGATTGAGCTTCTTGATGAGGTCTACGATACTCAGAACAAGGCTGTGGCCATTATGGAGCAGTATGAGCCTGTGGATATAAAGTACTACCGGGTATTTGACCCGGTAACCGGTGAGTATGAGGATTTCAGAGGGGATGAGATAGATAATATTCTCAACCTTGAAGAACTTCAGTACACAACTTTTACCCGTCAGCATATCCGGAAGACCGTTGTGGTAGGTACAGAGGTCATCTACGATGAGATTGAGGATTACCACTACATTCCCATTATTCCGGACTACTACCTGCATACTGGTAACGTTAAGCCGGTGTCGCTTGTCCGGTTTATGAAGGGCATTCAGGATGAGATTAACAAGCGCCGCCAGATTCTTATTGCACATGCTCAGGTAACTACTACCCCGCGTGTATTCTACTGGCAGAATAGTGTGGTGGATGAGGAAGAGTTTGAGAGCAAGTGGGCAGTACCCGGTGTTGTGATTAAGCTCCGGCCAGGTGCAGCGAAGCCTGAGACCAGCAGTCCATCTCCGCTTCCTGGTGAGCTGTACAAACTGGAGACGGAAGCGAAGTACGATATTGAGTATCTGACCGGCGTATTTAGCGTGCAGCAGGGTAGTCCTGTTGGAGCACCGGAGACGTTCCGGGGCATTGCGACCCTTATCGACCAGGCTACTCAGCGGCAGAACCTTGTGATGAAGCGTACGGAGTCTGCCCTCAGGCGTCTGTTTCTGGTGCTGATAGACTTTGTGCAGGCTTACTGGCGGGAAGAGAAGATACTGCGTATTGTGGGTGATGCGGATACGAAACTCATCCAGCTCAATGCCGTGGACTCTGAAACCGGTGAGAAGATTAATGACGTCTCAAAGGGCAAATACGATGTTGTTGTTGTGCCGGGAAGTACCCTACCGACGAACCAGCAGTACGAGTACGAGCTGTACAAAGAACTGTACATGCTGGGTGTTATTGATGCTGATGAGCTGCGCAAGAAAGCGCCCATTGAGGACAAAGAGGGTGTTCAGATGCGGCTGAATATCATCAAACAGCTCAAGGATTACATCAGTCTGCTTGAGCAGCAGATACAGGATTTGAGTGGGAAGACGAAGAATCTCGAGGCACAGCTTATGGCATCCATGCGTGCCAGAGAGATTGAGAAGTTCCGGACCAAACTCAAGGAGATGGAAAATGACGTGAAGACGCAGAAGTTACTGGCGACCCAGAAAATACTGAGTGATTCACAGAGAGCTGGAGGGAAACAGGGATGAGGAAAGTGTCTTTGGGTTCTATCAATGTGATGGGGTATGTGGCTAATGTTTATCTGTTCGACGATACTACAGAGTCCGGATATTCTTCTTCTGCGGATACCAGGAGTCTGGTGATTAATCTGAATGCGGCTTCCAATCCGGAAGTGATGGTGAACCATCTGGTACATGAGGTGATAGAGCTGGTGGACAATTTCCTGGAGCTATCTCTGGAGCACAAGCAGATAACGGCTCTTGCTTCGGCAATAGCTCCGCTGGTGTACAAAGGGTCTTTTGAGGTATTACTTAACCGTTTTATTGATTTCAAAAACAAGATGAATGGAGTGTGGGAACATGGCACGGAAGAGAGCGACAAGACGCCGTAAAGCGTCCAGTGGCCGGTGGATGCAGCAGGCCCGTCAGCGCATGGAGCAGAAAGGGACAGTTGGTGCATTCACACGGCAGGCAAAGGCCCGTGGGATGACTCCTACGCAGTTTGCCAATTATGTGTTAAGTCACAAAAACAGGTTCTCTACGACGACTATCCGCCGGGCAGTCTTCGCTAAGAATGCCGGTGGAGCGTCGAGAAGGAATGCAAGAAGGAAGAAATGAAAACAGGAGGAGTTATGGGTGATTTATTTGATTTCGACAGCCCTGCTATCGATGAACCAGGTACGCCTGACAACCAGCCTGCTGATGATACTGTAGCAGGTAATGAGCCACCTGTTCAGACTGGTACTGGTGAGCCTGCGGGTGAACCACAACCTCAGGTATCCGAACCTCAGACAGGTGAGCCTCAGCAGACAGCTCAGCCGGTCCAGCAGGTGCCGGACAATCAGGTTGCCGTACCGAAAGATGTGTATGATGAGCTGATGGCACTACGGCAGGCCGTAGTTACTAATCCCGATGTTCTGGACCTTCTGTCGCAGAAGCTTACCGGTCAGCCGGTAAGTCCTGCCCAGGGTATTCAGAATGTGCCTGTCGGGCCACCTCAGCAGCCTGGGACTCAGCCGGTACAGCCGTTGAGTCCACCGAAGCCACCGGAAGACTTCGACCCTTATGCCGTTCATGACCCGAATTCACCGTCTGGACGGTACATGGTTGAGCTTCAGAGGTGGTTATCCCAGCAGACTGTTGCACCTGTTCAGCAGGAAGTAAAGACCCTGCAGAGCCAGCTTGAGGAGATGCGTCAGCTAATTCTGCAGCAGCAGCAGAAAGAACAGATGCAGCAGTTTCTTGCGCGTGAACGTCAGCGCATTGCTCAGCAGTACCCGGATGCTCAGCAGGACTGGGATGACTTCCTGCAGTTTGCATCCAATCCCGAGAACGTCACAACTGAGGTACTGTACAAGCTATACAGATTGGTGAAGGGAAAACCAATCTCTTCAATCAACAAGCAGATTCAGCAACAGACCAATCAGAATAACCCACCGCCTATTACGAAGGTTGGCGGTGGAGAACCTGCCCAGGTAGACGAAAGTGACCAGTTCTTCCAGGGTATGGTTCATGGAACTGAATTCGATTATTAGGAGGTGAAGTAAGTTGGCAGCTAAGCTTTCAACTGCTGGAGGTGTAAGTGGTGTCCTGTTTACTGACCGGCGTGAGTTTTACGTCTCTCCGAAGACGTATGCAATGCTGGGTGGTGATGTGGCGCCATTTACGACCTTCTCTAAGGGGTTGCGCCGGAAAGATGTTCCGGACCCGGACTTCAAAATGTTCGAGTACCGGCCTACTCATCCGGACAACTACAAAATGTACATCGCCGGTACGCCGTCTGCGGCTGATGCCACGGCGGTAGGCAATACGGTTACGTTCACCGTGGACAACGGTTCTGGCGGGAATCCCCCGTTCCTGTACCAGTTTCTCGAACTGGACATCTGGGCTGGTAGTACCTACAAAGCCACGGTTGTGGTGACCAGTTACAACGGTAATTCCATTACCGGTAAGGTCATCTACACTGCTGGTGCCGGTGCTACACTGGCCGATAACGATGTGTGCTATGTTATCGGTAGTGCACACGAAGAGGCCGGCAATTCTCCTGATGCTACCTATGATGAGCTGGAGGTCATCTGGAACTCTACGCAGATTCAGAAGACCTCTGTGGAGGTTAGTGGTACGCTCCTGAAGATGACCAAACTGCGGGGAGCTTCCAATGAGCTGGCCCGATTGCGTGCGGCTAAGTTCCGTGAGCATGCAATTAAGCAGGAGCGCATGAAGCTCTTCGGTAAACGTCCGGACAACCTGGGT